CGCAGCATTGGGCAACCACTTCGAGAAATTGGAGTATGCCCCCGAAGAAGGCGTAATGGGCATGGCGTTCGTGCATCCTATGGACGTTCGTCGCTACTGGCTGGAGCGAAACAAGAAGTGCATTGGGTTCAGGTGGGCCGGGCACAAGCCGTCGAAGGAAGCGGCGTTTGTGCAGCCGGACAACAAAACCCCGATCCCTCGCGTCAGCTTAACAGACGGCGGCAAGTCCACCGAGGAGCTGTGGTATCCGTGGGACTTTCTCCACATGCGCCGGATGTTCCGACTCCGCATTTCTGAGCACGGAGAGCCTATTTTCGATGAAGCCGAAGGCATATACAAAAAGCTAAAAATGGCTATTGATCAGATGGTTGTGCATCGTGCGCAGGTCCAGCCTGATCGCTACGTCATCAACATCGACGTAAAGGACCAGCCGCCCGCCGAGCAGATGAAAACCATCCAGAGATGGAAACAGGCTCTTCGGTCCAAGTTGGCGTTCGGGCAGACCCAGTCCGGCGCTGCTAATGCTCTTCAAGCACCCGGCGACTTCCAGTCCTTTTACAACGCCTGGTCATTGGACACGATCTTGTGGGTTGCCAAGCCCCGCGAGTTCCAACACTCGGTCGAGAAGCTTCAGGGCACCCAGAACATCCCGGACGTGTACGACATCGAGCTGCTCACGGACCTGTTTTACTCGATCATCGGTATGCCCCGGTCATGGTTCAGCGCCAAGACGGGCGGCGGCGGGGAAGGCAGCGACGGCAACGCACCGTCCGGCAAGGCACTTCTCGCCCAGGACATGCGCTTCCTGAGAAAGATCAAGGCCATTCGACGCCCAATGATCAATTGCTACACCTGGCTTGGGTATTTCCATGCGGTGCTTAAAGGAAAGGACATCAGGCAGTTAGACATCAAGGCCAATATGCCTCCAATCGGCAGCTTGGAAGACCAGATGAAGCTTGAAATGCTCAAGCAGCAGGCCGAAGTGCTTGACATTCTGGCAGATGTAATGGAGAAATACTCCCTTCCCAAGGAAGCCTGGATCGAGATCGTCTTCAAGAAATACCTCCACCTGCCGGACGAGATCGTCAACATCTTCATCACGTCTCTGCCCGGTGAGATGGATCAGGTGCCTGTCGAAAGCCTGCAACAGAGGTCTAAGGCCCCATACTCCTACCGGCTCATTCGCCAGATCAGCGAGGCTGTGAAGGACAATCCGGCGCTGGCCATGAAGCTCGAAGAACTGAAAAGCTGCGTTTACGCTGACGACCCACGCGCTATCAGTGAGGCTAAGATGTCCCAGGCTAAGCGCACGGTGATGGCCGAAAACATGTTTAGGATGCCTTCGATGCAAGACCTTGATCTCATCGTGTCGTCTTACGGACGAAGCCCGTTCGAGTTGAAGCGCAAAGCTGAGGAAGGCACGCCAACCGGTCGGCTCATGATACAGCCAAAAGCCCTTCTCGAAGACGAGACCGCTCAGACCCCGAGAGACACGGTGGACTACAGTGTGCAAGAGAGACCGCAGCCGCTTCGTGAGTCAGCGTGGAGGCGGTTCTTCCCGTCCAAGATGTAGCCTATGCTCTACGTTACAAAGATCGAAAACGGCGTGGATACCGGCGAAGTTATTACGGCGGTCACTGTGGCTGCCCAGGACTCCGTGAACGGATCGTACGTTCAGATCGCTGCGGTCGTCCACGAAGATGACATCGCCCTTCCTCAGCGCAATGTGAGCGCAACGCTGGACTGGAATGACGGGTCTGCCGCAGAGTCTTTTCCTAAGACGGCTGGCGGCTCATTGACCGTTGACTCTACCAGGCTGCTTCGGCCTGGATCATATGTCATACGCCTGCGTGCTCAGAACTACCGAACTCCTACTGAGAACGTTGCTAGCGTAAACTTTTTCGTGGCTGTTACATCCCCAGTACCGGTACAGAGACCTCAGAATTACCTTTTCGGACCCATACTCCCACGAGACACCGGATTTCCAAACGCCTCCCAGTGGGAATTCCACACCAATTACGACCTCTACGTCATAGAATCGTCCGTCAAGATGCTCCTTTTGACATCGAAAGGAGACCGAGTAATGGAGCCTGACTACGGCACGAATATCCGAAGTCTCATCTTCGAGTCTAACGTGGACGGTCTGGAAAGCCTCATCCAGGAAGAGATCATAGAGGCGTTTTCCAGGTGGGAACCTCGCGTCAAGCTATCGAGCTTGGCCATAGAGAGCGACCCAAACAACCGGAGCGTGTCTGTCAATCTTATCCTGGTGTCTAGGCTCAGTAAGCAGCAGTTTGAAACCAGTGTATCCTTCGTGCAATGACCGACAAGAAACCAGTCATAGGACGCCGAGAGTTCATCAAGGGCCTCATGGACGCTGGCTTTAAGTTCGATCAGGCTGTAAGAGCCTACGACTCGTTTATGTCTACAATTTCAAATGGTATTGTCAGCGGACAGGCTATCTGTCTTGGCAATGTAGGCTCAGTGGTGCCCGTAGTCTGCCCGCCTAAGCACGTCAACATGGGGTGCGTTACCCTTCCTGGAGGAAAGCGGGCCAAGCTCAAGCGTGAGTTTTTTCTCGATACCAGGCTGAAGTACAAATTTCGACTCTTCAAAAAGTTCTTAGAGCGGCACCAGCTCGACTGGCGCAGTAGTTAAGGCGTTATGGCAATTGATCCAGTCAGCCTACCATCAGCAGCAGGCGTCAATTTCGGAGAAGGCGACGTTCGTCACTTTTCAGAAGGTGACGCTGTGGGAGTTCCAGGGCTTTCAGCTCCAACTCGCCACCTGGCCCAACGAGACACCCTGATTGCCGAGAAGTTAAACGAGGTCATCAGCGACGTGAACAACAAGGAGCAACTCGTCACGCTACCTGTCTACAGAACCGTACTACCGGCCACTGCCGAGGAGATCATCGCCAATTTTCGCATTGCACCTGGTTACGAAGCCCGCGTTTTGAACGCGGCCATAAGCTCGACCCCAGTGTCTTCGGATACCCAGCTCAACATCATGTGGGCAAATGGGTTTGGAAATGTCAGCGGAGAGACTGTGCTGACATCGTCGAACGAAGCCCAGGGAGGGACGAAGTTCTGGCCGACAGGAGAGTTCATCATTGAGGTCAAGAACCTAGGTGACACCACCCTGGACATCGTGGCGAGCATCATCCTCACCATGCGCCCCATTGCTGACGTTACCAGCGCCCTTCTACCAGCCCCATCGGTAGCTCCTCCGGGACCTCCTGGGCGTCAAGGAGACAAAGGTGGTAAGGGTGATCCAGGTGGCGCTGGCCCTCCTGGAAGCCCAGGTCTACAGTTTCAAGGCCGGTGGACAGATGTTACGTATCCGGTCACGTACTCGGAGAACGACGTGGTGCTTCACGATTTTGCTGGCACATCTCGCACGTCTACGTTCGTGTGCCTGGCAGACCACATCGCAGACGTTGTGAACCAGCCGCAGCCGTCTTTGACTCCAAGTCCCTACTGGGATTTCATCGCCGAAGCCGGTGAGTCAGGCACAGGAGTTCAGGGTGCCACAGGCGCTAACAACATCACCATCGAGGTAAATCTGATCCAGGGCACGGTTTATACAAGTAGCGATTTCGTGGGTGACTACTGGAATGGGTTGGACATCTACCTAGGCACGTTTCACTCTCTCGACTCTTCTCCAGGCCAGCGTTATCTCGCGTTAATGCAAGAGCAGACGATTCTTACAACTGGCACTCCTAAGGGGTTTGCGTCACTCAGCTACTCGACATCAGTGTGTTTCACGGGCACACTTGGATTCGTGCTACCGTCCACCGCCTTCAATCTAGCCGAAGTTGACTACATCTGCAATAATGTCTTGATGACTGCTAGTGTGTTTGGGACCTATACCGGCACAGTGGCCCTTTACAGAACAGGGCCTATTGGGGCAGAGAACGGGTACAATGTAGTAGCGCGGTCTGGGGACGGTAACGGGGTTCCTATTCTAATCAACCTGCAAGGACAGCAGCTTGTGCCTTAATGGTAGAGCGTGGCAGCGCCGGGTAGCCACGTAACGTGGTCAGTAAATGTAGTCGTTGTCGGGGCGCTATATTCAGGTACTCCGTACCATGTAACTCCCCAACTTCCATCTGTGTCACTCCCGGTAAAGCAGCAAACGTTACTGAACGCCACCGCCCCCTCTGGAGTGGTTGCTTTAACCCGCACAAACTGCTTGAACCGAAAGTCATTTGTGGCGTTTATGAACGTGATAGTGCAGTATGCACTCGACCCCGGAATAAAAAACGTTGACCCCGGTTCGCCACCTGCGCACACTCCAGACGCAGCACCACCAGATGGATTCATGTCTACCCAAGTGCCAGACATATTTGGGCCTGACGATACGTTTACCTGCCAGACAATCGTGGCGGTGTT